TTCTACTGGGACATTTTTTTGCCCCAGTTTAATGTGCCAATCTGCTGTAAATAAAATCATGCAATCTTGAACTCATCTTCAAGGCTTTCATCAACTTCTTCTCCGCCATTTGTGCGGATTCGATCCAGCAACTCTTTTTGAGCATCTGGAGTTGGACGTGGCATAACTTCGTCCATAGACTTAAGTTCTGAAATGAGCTCCATTTCATCATCACTAAGAGCGCGGGGCTTGCATTTTAGTGCCTGTAATTGGTACTCTACATTGTAGGGTAGAGGCCCAGTTTTTACTCTTTTGAACTGAATATCCCAGCCTGTTTCGGGACTTGTTGGATCACCTAAATCTTCTGCGGCAGTTATGATTTGCTCCCACAACTTCTTTTTAAGATTTACAACTTTGACTTGACCGCTATCAATGCATTGAGTTGCATAGCTCCAGCCACACTTTAGATCAGGATAGTACTCACGTACCCAATCTTTTTCTTTGTTATTGAATGTCTCATGGTTACGGTCAAAAGACAGACACTCCAGAGGAATGTTCTTATCGTTTTCTCCCTTCACCCAATAAACATATCGAGCAAGAATATCACCAACTAAGCGAAATTTATTATCTCCATCAGTATACTGAAAAGAAGTAATACTTGATTTTTGCGCTGCACCTTTGTGTTGATTAAATTGAATTGCCATTAATGTATCTCCTTTGAATTGACTTCTTCGTACATAAAATGAAGATATCCATCATCTTCTGATATGTAGAGTAGCCTGTTATTTTGAATTACTTGTATTATTGTTGCCGGCACAAGTATACTATCTAAGCGAACCTCTCGGGTTGCTAGATAATCACCTGTAGGTCTATAAGAGCATAAGGCAATATACTGTGCTATTTCAACAAATTTGTACTTATAAGAATGGTGTAGAAGAACTTCGGGGTGCAGCATGAAACTGTCCCCGGTAAAGTTTTTCTGCGAATATTTATAGATTGGATCTTTTCGGTTTACAGGTACTTGTTTTTCAACAAGCATTTTAAATATACGATATATTTCCCTGGCATTGCCGTGTGACGCAATATAAATTTTCGTCCAGTCAAATAAGAACATATATTATCTCAAAATTTAAGATTTTTGTCAAGAACTATTTTTTTACAACTGCTTAATAGCATATCCCTCTTTCATGTAGTGACCCATTCTAAGTGATGCTTGCTTTTTGGCAGTGTTTCCTTTTAGATGAATATCTATGATTACGGGATCTAATTTGTTTTCATGCTTTCTTACAACTCTTCCTATTAACTGCGTTAGCAAAGGTTCGTTATTTATTGGTGTTCCTAGAATTAAACAGCTTAAATTATTTAGAGAGATACCCTCTGAAAAAATTGCTTGAGTACCAAAAAGTATATCTTTTTTATTCTCTTTAATTTTAGACATATAGTGTTCTCTTTCTTCATGTGGTACCTCACCCGTAATACATATTGCTCTATCTCCAACTAGTTCGGCGCATGCTTTCAAGAAGTGTACTCTATCACTTACTACTAAAACTTTATGACCTCTTGTCGCATATGCAGCAGCCGTCATGGCTACAGTATGTCTATACTCTTCAACATTTGTTAATGCAGTAACCCTATTTGCCCACGGCATACGTGAGTCTATAAATCTAACTTCCGAAGATAAAATATGTATGGAAGGCGTCATAAAGTTTTCTTTTGGCGGTTTATAGACTTTACTTCCAAAGTAGTCTCTAAATACTACATGTTTACCATCTTTTCTTTCTATAGTCCCTGATAACCCTATCTTATATCTTGCGTAGTTTGTATCTATTAATTTAGAAAACGTCGGAGACGAAACATGATGCATTTCATCCAAGATAACTGTGCCAAATATTTTACATATGCGCTGAATATTACGGTAAAGAGTTTGAGTATTGCCAATAACCACAGGACTAGAAATATCAAAGCTACCGCTTCCAATAATACTTGGCTTAAATCCATAAACTTTCTCCACTTCTTTTGCCCACTGATTTCTCAGAGGGACAGTATGGACAATTATAAGTGTCTTTTGTTTTAGTTTACCAGCTATTGCAAGACCGGTAAAAGTCTTACCCCAGCTTACCCATGCGTTTATTATAGAGTTATCTTCTATTGAATCATAAACTTCTTTTTGGCTCTCTCGTAAATCAAACTTAAAGTTTGGAAAATCAACTTGCGAGAGAACACGTTTATCTACTATTTCGTAATCTTCTGGGATTAAATCCATTCTTCCCACCGGAATACTCACTAGATCTGTTTTTATTCGCTTCATATTTTTTATAACAAGAGGCGGATCTTTTGGATTGTAACTAGGTATAGTATAGGTTAATTCTTTATTTAAAAAGTCTTTATACTCTTGTGTTACATTTAAATATATTCTATTGCTTATTAATGCTTTATTCACAAACCTAAATCCAATTTGGCTGTTATGTAATCTTTTACGAACCCGCTACGAACAATGTCTTTTACTTCGAAATCTATAAGATCGAACTGCCCCATTGCTTTTAGTATTCGAAAAAAGTCCTGTAATCCGTTTTTTGCTAAGTCTGATTGCCGAAAATCTCCACAAAAAATAATTCTTGAGTTTTCTCCTACGCGTGTAATTATAGAGTCTAGCTCATGAAAAGTCATATTTTGACACTCATCTACTAAAATTACTGAATTTTTTAAAGTTATTCCTCGTATAAAAGAAGTTGTCATGAAACTAACTAAATTTTTGGTTTTTAGAATCTCATAGGCATCTCCTCTCTGGAACAACTCTACACATATATCTTTGTATGGCTCTTCATAAATTGCTGTTTTTTCTTTTTCTGTTCCGGGCAAAAAACCGATATCTCTAGTTGGAACCGCACTTCTTAATATAATAAATCTTTCATATAAATTTTTTATCATATCGTCAAAGGCAAGATAGCAAGATATAAAGGTTTTTCCTGTACCTGCTACACCATGAAGAACTAAGTGTTTTTCACTATCAAATGCTTTTAATTGATTTTGTGTTAAAGGTTCTATTTCTTGTAGGCTAAGGCTTGCTGCAGCCAAAGTTTTTTGTTTAGATTTTGCCATATTAAACTTTTCTTCTAGTATCCGACTTTTTATGTTCGGAGTACTCATATATCATCCAAGGGATATTATTTTTGTGTAAAACTCCTGTCCAAGTAAGCTCTTCGGACGGGGGTCTGGGTATTTTAAAGGGAAAATTTATATCTTTTAGCCATAAAACAGATGCTATATCTTTTCTTTCTATTTTTCTTATTTTATAGTAGCGCAGCGAACAAGACTCTGTTTTTTCGTAGGTAAACGGAGTCCCGTCGGTATCAATAAAAGATGTTTGTGATTGTTTTATAATTCCTAAAAGATTTTCTATTGAGGACTTTAACGGATATAAGTCTTTGAAAGGAGTTTGAAGCCTCCTGATTCCCAGACTTTTTCCTGGCATATTTTTATCGTCTACTACTCTATTTTCTACAAAAAGGAGTCCATCTTGCTCTTCCCAGTTTGAAGAGCCTAAAATATACACAGGAAATGTAATCCTGTTAATAGTTCTAAAAGTTATCACTAGACAGCGGTTTGAATTATCGATATAGTTATCGCCATAAAAACTCCTGCCACTGTAATTATTGCACACGGCATAACTGTGAAGGACACTAAAGGGTGTTCTTCTAAAAATTTTTCTACCACCTTTTTACTCCTTGGTATTATAGGGTGAAACTAATTCCACACCCACAGGCACTTTGAATATTCGGATTTTCTACGGTAAGATAAGATCCTACTAATTCTTTATTAAAATCTATTGTACTTCCCGATATTGCGCTTTGAGCTTCGTAACTAACTACGATTAGATCATCCACTACTCTATCATATTGCACAGAAGGCGAATCACAATAGCCCCAAGCATACTCAAAACCCGCACAGCCGCTAGGCTTAAGGTCTAAGAGTATGTACTTTTTATTGTTCTCAATGCATTTTGCTTTAAGATGCTTCTTGGCACTCGCAGTTATATTCAACATTTTTTCCCTTATAATCACTTATTGCAGCTTTAATTGCATCCTCTGCAAGCACACTACAATGAATCTTAACAGGAGGAAGGGCCAGTTCTTCTGCTATTTCTACATTTTTTATTTCATGGGCTTCATTTAAGGACTTTCCTTTTACCCATTCAGTAAGTAGAGATGAAGAGGCTATTGCACTTCCACAGCCGTATGTTTTAAACTTTGCATCTTTTATTATGTCGTCTACCACTTCTATTTGTAACTTCATAACATCGCCACAGGCAGGCGCTCCAACCATGCCTGTACCAACGTTTGGATCTTTTGGATCCATTTTACCCACATTTCTGGGGTTTTGATAATGATCTATTACTTTATCAGAGTACGCCATATTTTTTCTCAAACTTCCCCATTGAGTAATCTTCTCCTATTTCAAAGTCACAACCCACTGGGGCTCCGGGGATAGACACTCCCCTATCTAATTGAATATAATTTTGTAACTGCTTACTATACTCCTCTACTTCATCATTTGCAACTTCTGCAAGAATTGAGTCATGTACTAATGCAAAAATTCTTGCTTTCATGTTATGAGATTGCACGTGATTATGCATGTCTATTGCACCTAAGAGATTAATATCCGAAGCAGTAGATTGTACCAAAAAATTAAGGCCAGAACGAATACTATGGCTACGAATACCAGCATCTTCAGAGGCGACATTGGGAAGTCGTCGTTTTCTACCAAAAAACGAATATACAAACCCATTTTGTTGAATAAATTCTTGATTTCGTTCAATCCACGCTTTAAGTTTGTGGAAAGATCCAAAATAATCATCAATAACTTCTTTAGCTTCTGATACACTAAAATTTTTCCCCGAATCCTTTGTAACTTGTTGACTAATTTTTGAAGGTCCAGCACCGTACATAATACCAAAAGTAACGGCTTTTGCCGCTTGTCTTTGAGTACCGTATAGCTCTGCAACTTCTTCTACTTCGCATGGTAAGCGAAAAACGGTTTTAGCAATCGTACTATGAAAGTTACCGCCGCTGCGGAATACATCCATAAGTGCTTCATCTTGTGCTAACTTTGCAGCAACATATACTTCTGCTGTAGTTAAGTCCATTGCAACAATTTTATGTCCTGGTGCTGCCTTGATACATCCTTTTACAATCGGATTATCACGAGGTAGCTGTTGCATATTTAGCTTGCCAGAACTGCTAAGGCGACCACTAGTAGTCCCGTGTAGATTAAAATTAGTTCGTAACCTGCTATCACGATCAAGCTGAGGTATAATTTTATCGAGGTAAGTATTCTTGATTTTACTTTTCTGACGTATTTCCAGAATATGCTTAGGAACTTCATGTTTTTCACCGAGTTGTTGTAGTACTTCAGCATCTGTAGAATGTGCTCCAGTACCCGTCTTTTTTCCTGTAGGCTTCATGCCTATAAAATCAAATAGTAGTGATCTGAGTTGAACTGTACTATTTGGGTTGAAATCTTTTTCTTGATGCTTTTCAAACTTTTTTACAGATTCATATGTATACAAAGAGTTTACAGCATCATCAATATCATCTTGCATTAATCCCTGAGATACAAGAAGTCTTTTTCTATCAAAGGGCACTCCATTATCCTGCGCAGAGATTAAAAATCTGCACCCTGGTATTAGAATATGATCGTATACCCATTTAAGTTTGTGGTTTTGTTTAATTTTTACAAATTTTTCATAAAGAAGAAAAGTACATACAGCATCCATGGCTGCATACGTTTTCATAACATCAAAAGGAATCATGTCCCACTGAAAACTTTCTTGATTGTATCCATTTGCTCTTTTGTATTGATCTATCCAATCATACATAGGCTTTTCATAATCACCATAGGGGGTAAACTTGATAGATAACTGTTTAAGACCGTGCCCTCCGGGATTCTCGTCTATGAGGTAATGGAGCAACATAGTGTCTTCAAAGTCAGGAAACTCAAAGCCAAAATGATATTGGAAAAAAGCTATGTCAAACTTTGCATTATGAAAGATTACTTTTTTCTGCAGAAATAACTTCTTTAGAAGAGACTCTATCTCATCATCAAAACACTCTGTATCTATGTAGACCCCGTGTTGGCCGTTATAGGACATTGAAATACCAATCATATGTCCGTTGCGAGGGTATAGTCCTGTTGTTTCTGAGTCTAGTGCAATGTACTCGCCTTCATGAGCCAAAGCATTAAGTATCCATGCTTTAGCTTCTGCGGTATCTTGTATACCTCTTGCAATATTATCATCAATAACTATATCTTCTATTTCACCATTGATATAAGCAACAATATTTTTCTTAGAATCTTCCCATGTCTTACGTGCTTCTGGTTTAAAAGCAAGCATAGAGGGATTAATCACAGGTAAAAACTTTCCTTCTACTTTTTTACCTGAGTACTCTGTAACTGAATTTATTTTTGTAAAATACTTCAAAGCATCACTACCAACAAGCACAACCCAGTCATACTCATTCGTATCTATTGAAATATCACAATCTCGTTTTAATACTTTCTTGAGGGTAGGATCAGAACATAATTGATACTGATCAAACTCAAAAGCCCCATCAAACTCCCGAGAAAAGTTTGTTCGGCTTGGTTTAGTTTCTACTAATGCAACTTTAGGCATATAATTTATTCTCCAACTTTTTTACTTGAGATTCAGTAAGTGCACCAGGATCTAAATCATTTAAATGAATATTTCTGGCAAAGAGACCAACTTTCTCGCACATTACTTTTATATTTGATGCAGCTTTTTGCCCTGGCTCATCTCCATCAAAAAATATTGCTATTTTTACTGCCCCGCTCATTTTTAGCATTGACAGTTTATCTTCATTTATGTTACTTGTTCCAAAGCAACATACTGTATTTGTAAGACCTTTATCATGTAAATTAATTACATCATAAATACCTTCTACAAGTATTACTTCTCCATTTCTAGGAGTTACTTGTGGGAAAAGAGGCAGTTTCACTCCTGGAGGACTAAACTTATACTTGGGAACCCCCTGAGAGGTGTGTCTGCCTTGAAAAGCTACTATTTTCCCTGATATATCTCGAATAGGAAAATTTATTCTACTAACAAAATCTTTTCCTACGTGTTCAAATGCTTCGAACTTCTTATAGGTTTTTGGGGTTATATCTCGCCAGTTTCCTATGTAAGGAGTATATCCTGCAGGAAAAGGTAAACCCACATTTTCTGCTCTTTTTTCTTGTATTTTCTTCCTAAGAATATCTCTTTTTAGCTGAAGGCCGGAGACTGTTTCTCCGAAAAAAGAAAAAAGATTTCCTTTAAACTCACACGCAAAGCAGTTAAATCGACCATCAATTTGATCGATTCTCATACTGGGATTGTTGTCCTCGTGATCTGGATTCAGACACTTGACTACAAAGTCCTTCCCCTTCGGAAGAAACTGTATCCCCTTCTGTTTCAATAACTCCTCTACTGTCATTTCTAAATTGCACCCTCCTTCGGGCGTGATAATACTGTACTTGTTTTTGTCTCTGTGCTCTTCGTCTTTGCGAATTCATCGACCGATATTCCCCACTTCGTCACTTGGAACAACTTGATATGCTCCCTTGTTATATGGAATACTTATTGTATACTTCTTACTAACTTCTTGCCGATAGGAAGTATCTTCCACAGGCCTAGGCACGTAAGGTTTGAATGGGGCAGATGCTTGCTTAGTTAATTCTTCCTGCCACCAAACAGGTCTAAAATCAGCGCGCTCACGTTTCAAAGGAATGAAGGGTGGCGGCTTCTTTCTTGAAGACTTAAATGTTTTCTTTCTTCTGCCTGAGGTGGTGTAGTTCATACTTCCTTTCACAATCATTGTTGGTTTCCCATTTAGTTTGATATACTATTATACTGGAAACCAACAAGAATGTCAAGAAATATTTTACTTATCCTTAAATAAAAAGCATCCCGCTCGGGTTCTTCCGAAGGGATCTCTGCCTGTTATATCCGAAGTGCTTAGGTTAGAGCCTACTGCAAGATCGAGATAACATCTCTCTTGTTTTAGCTGTACTCCAACATAAACTTGATCGATTTGATCTTCCTTCCTATTATTAAAGGGTGTTCCATTAGGTATGGAACTAATATGCTCATACTCTATGTATGGATTATAACTAGAGCAGCTTGAGAGCAATAGTGGTATGCCCAGTGATTTTTTAGATATCATCTATATCTTCTCCAGTTTTTTGGCTGTTTTGTGCTCTTTCTGCCGGATTCATAGTACTATCAGGGCCAATCTTCTGACTCTCCCAGTTCATAGTACTCGTAAAGGAACGCTGAGCGGCGTTACGCATTTTTACACAATTAAAAGTAATACAAGCATCCTCTTGTTCATAAGTTTCAAGAGCATAAGCAGCATCGGCTGCATCAAGTATACCTTTGGCAAAACGCGCTTCACCGCTAGCGTCGGTTTGATATGGCGAAACAACAGTACAGTTATACTCTTGTGCCATAGATTTGAGGGCTTTACTTACCTCAATTTGCTCTGTCCAGTCGTATTGACCAGCCCGAGTAGGAATTACAGACTTCTTTACTTGGTTAATATAATCAACCAGAACAACTCCAACATTAAGTGCTTTTACTTTCTTATCCATTTCTGCTTTAATTTTTGCCAGAGTTAAAGCAGGATCATAAATTACATCTACTTGTTGAGACGGGAGAAGCTCACAAGAAGTTGTTAAAGTATGATGAAAGGTTTCAAAGTTTCTATGTTCTTTGTATTCTTGTAATTTAGTCTGTCCTTCCTTAAATCGGTTAGCCCACCACCCAGCAATAAGCTCCCACTCAGTTACACTAAGATTTTTAGTTCTTAGTCTAGCGTGGGGTATACCGGTGGCAATTGAACAGAGTCGTTGAAGAATAGACCGACTATCCATTTCAATAGTAAAATACATAGCCGATCTACCACTCTCAAATACATTGTGAGCTATATTTGCACAGGTCATAGATTTACCTGCCCCGCGACGACCCCCTATAAGAACAAGGTCTTTGGGTGAAAATTGTATTTCATGGTCATACGCGGCATTTAGCCCCAATGAGAGGTAATTGCCAAGTTCCTCATCAGATTCAAATAAATTGATTCGCTGCATACTTTCCTGCGGCAGTTCGAGATCAACTTTTTTCTCAACATCCAGAACTATCTGATGAAGATGAGTTACTGATTCTTCTGCATCTTCAAAAGCTACAGAGTTATCAATATAGTCCTCAAGAGAGTTGAGAATCTCTTTTTGGGCATACTCATTTTTAAGATACTGAAGCAACATGAAAGCATCGGCTTCAACCTCAACACTTTGAATAGCAAAAAGCTTTTCCGAAGTTGCTGGGTCTCGTATCTCAAATTTTAAATCTTCAAACGTGGGAAGAGCATGAAAAGTGTCACAGTGTTTGTCTATGGCACTAAATAAACTATGGTACTCATTAGGTAAATAGTCTTTACGAACACAAGTCCAGGTTTCAAAATCCTGAAGCACAAGCACTTGCTTGAGTAATGCACTCGCAATATTCAACTCTTCTCCCCGTATTGAAGGTGCCACCCCTGGCAAGAATGGCACTATTCATAATGATTTTATATATTACTGGGCGGCTTTTGCGGCCTTTGCAGCACCATCATAGTCAGCTGCTACAAGACCCCTACGCGTTAGCATAGTTTTTACACCGCGAGCAGTTTTACCGATAGCTTCAGCAATGGCTTCTACAGTCATTCCTGAGATATCGCCAAGGTCTGACAAAGGATCTTCCTTTGCGCCACCCTTGGTATGCTCTTGACGAGGAATAGCGTCAATTTCACCTGATCGAAGCAAGCTAAGAGCTTTTCCTCGAACAGAATTTACGCTTCTATCAAGCGCATCGGCAATAGCTTCTACGTAGGCGCCGTCATTTACCATTTCGACAAATGTAGCTTCTTCCTCAGGAGAGTAAGTGCGTACAGTTTCTACTTTAGGAGCTGGTTTAACGTGATCCGTCAATTCCATAGAAAGAATCTTTCCTTGGATTGATTTAGCGGAAAAAGCTCCGCCTTCGAAGTTTTCAGCAATTTGAGCATAAGTATACTCGCCGCTGTTATCTTGAACAAAAGTTGCAAGAGTAGCTTCTTGATCTTCGCTAAAAGTACGAGTAGATGCTGCTGAAGCAAGCTCTACTTCAAAACCCATTTTACGCAGTTTACTAGAAACTGATCGGGTCGATGTTTCAAGCTGGTCTGCGGCTTCTGCAACAGTAGCTTGAGAAATAGGAGATTCGTCACCTACAAAGTTTGTCAACTCTTCGGTGCGATCTTCGGTCCACTTAGGTAATGCCATTTATGTTCTCCAAAATGTCCATTATATTATTAATGATTGTTTTACCAGATTCTCTGGCTTGTTTTGTTTTAGCAGATTCTGTACCGCTTTCATTTATGAGTATACTTACATCTTTAGTAAGGGAACTCTTTACTTCGTATCCTGCAGCTTCTAAGGCTTTGGTGGCTTCTGCTTTAGTCTTAAAACTATTTAATTTGCCACTAATACATACCTTGGCTTTTATAGTTGGTATTTCCAATTTATGGATAAATTCGTAATTGAACGGTAAATAGCCGTCATACCAGCATAAGAAATCTTTCTGAATCCAGGTTAAAAGGCTTTCAGTAGCTTTCGGGCCAAGACCTGCTTGCTTACAAACTTCTCCATTAATTTCTACTATATTTCGGCATACAAGAGAAAGTTTCTGAGTAGCTGTCTTGCCTATCAAGGGAATACTGAAAGCCGGTAACACTACATCCAGAGGTGCTGATTTTGAGTTTTCAATTTCTGCATATAATTTTTCTGCCAACTTCTTTGAGGAAAGCCCTTCTTCAATATCTTCTAAAGATAGTGCATAAATTTGGTCTATGTCCACTAAACCTAGTTTTTCAATACTAGACGGGCCAAGCCCTTTAATTTTTAGAGTTTTTGCGAAGTGCTCTACTTTCTTCTGGTTCTTTGAAGAACACAGAGTGTTTCTGCAGTAAAGCAAATCATTAGACCACTCAAGCACTGAATCACAACTAGGACAGTTTGTGGGTGCTTGAATTTTTAACACGAAAAGACCCCTTTTGAAATTGAACGTATATTATATGAAATTTTGAGATTTTTGTCAAGAATTATTTTTTCCATGGTGGACCTAATCATCCACACGTCGCAAAATTCGAGGTATAATTTCTCCACTACGAATCACCTCGACCCGACAACCGATCTCTAAATTTAGAGAGCGTATGTACTCAATATTATGCAAAGTAGCTCTGGTAATTATAGCATCTCCTATTTCTATAGGATCAATAATCCCAACGGGACTAACTACTCCTGATTTACCAACTTGCCATTCAACTTTTATCAAAGTTGACTCTACACCTGTTTGTTGTTCTTTTAGTGCGAACGCCCCTCTGGGGTGGTGGGAGGTGTATCCCATTGAGATAAATCTTTGATAAGAATTAACTCTATACACTTTCCCATCTGTAGGAAAATTATGATTCTCAGGCAAACTAGATACGGTTCTAAATCCTTCATTCTCTAAAAAAGTCATAGCTCCTGACCAAGTCGATAGTGTAGAACTATTGGCCTGTAGATCATAAGCAATAAAGTCAACCTCTCTTTCTAAGAAGTCCTCAGTAACTTTTAGATTCAAAGCACCTGCTGCATAGTTTCTTGCATTAGGTATAGATTTAGGAGCAACTATTTCTCCTGTAATTTGAACAATCGAATCAAAATTTCCATAGATTTCAGAGGGCACTAAGCACCTCATCTTTTCTGTTATATCTTTTCCTACAATCCCATCCCCTCGGGTTAACCCAAGTTGTAATTCTCCATTTACATACAGTAGCGATACTGCGGCCCCGTCTAACTTAGGACTAACCATATAGTAGTCTTTATCATCTACGACAGGACTTTCTGCAATATTGAAAAATTTTTGCAATGAGTACATACGAAAATGGTGGGGAACACCGTCTGTAACTTGATAGCCAACATCTGCAAAGTTATACTTCTTGGCAAACATATCAAACTCTCTGTCAGAGATGATAGGCTCTCCTTCGTAGTATGCTTTTGATGCTTTTTCTAAAAAATTACGCATGGTTTCCTCACTCATTTACATATATTATAGAGGATAGAGGAATAAAAGTCAAGAATTATTTATAGATTTCGTCGATAAAATCTTTAAAGTGTTCCTCAAGAACATTCTTACTTTCAGCAAGAGAAAGTATTTCTACTAACCCAGAAAATAATTCTCTTGAATTATCAAAGTCTAATTCCATAGCTATTCCATCGGCGGATGGTAACCATTCTTCTTCAAAACCTAAATAGTATTTTCTTAGATGTAAATATTCTATCCCACGAAAACTACTTACTGTTAGCCTTATTTGTGTTTCTTTGACATCATCATAGTGTATTATTTTTTCATACACAGGAGGGGTTTGATGTAGTTCCATCTTACTCTCCGTTTTTTAATATCGAAGATAGCGGAACCACACTGGTAACATTATCTGGTTTAAGTAATCGGTATGAATCTGTATCCCAACAAAAAAGCAAAAGAGTCCCTTTAGACTCCTTTGCCCTATTTTTCTTTTTCTTAATGTATTCCGTAGAAAAGTCTAAAGTACAAACGTTGTATTTTAGTTTTTTAGAATTTTCACTTCTATAGGTAATAATAGCATCGCCGTACTCATCAACTAGCTTTGCTAATTCCTCTTTTTTCACAACATCTCCTTTTGTAGTAGGTTAGCAAAATCTTTTGCCGTACAACTACAAATAAGGAGATTAGTTGTTAAGGGATATGATTACTCCAGAAAAGTATTGAGCTGCTTTACCAGTCAATTTAGAAATTACATCTTCGTCTACTTCTGCGCCTGCATCTTTAATAGCTGCCATAAGAGCTTCTTGTGCGGCTGCTTTGTTTACTCTAGTTCCGCCACTGCTGCTAGAAGAAGCACCAGATCCAGATGCTGGTGTCTTTTTTACATATACTCCAGCTTTACTGAGCACCATTCGAACCCCGTTTGGAGACTCACCAAAGTCATCTGCGATTTCTTTGACAATTTCCATTGAAGTTTCGGGAGTAGGGTTTTGCTCCTCATATGCTGCAACTACAGCATCCTTTTTGTCTTGATCCCAAGCCATTCTTTTTTTCCTTTTTGTGTTTCCTTTATACCCCGGACAAGTGCCCAAGGCCTCCAACTGCTGCTGATAAAATCGATCTCCCATAGGTTTCCTCAACTTTATTTACAACTATTATATTTGAAAATAACATCTATGTCAAGAACTTTTTTTGTCTTGCCAGTAATAATATTCCATATATTCGGGCCATCTCATATACTTCTGTATAGGATATACGTAAAAAAGACCTTGGTATATATTTTCAGTCTTTTCTTCGGCCCCACACCAAGCACACTTTTCTCCACAACTAACAAGCATAACTTTTTCTTTTGTTGTGCAGAAGTGTCTCCACATTTCTAAGGTCTCAGGCTCAGGGTTCGTTGATAACACGTCCGAGGGGCTGTAGCCCAGCAATTGACCAAGAAATAATTGTGTCTTTTTGAATATCTTCATAAGTATTTGACTCCACATGTAGCAAGACTATCTTTTCATTTTCAGGATTTTGATGTATGTTTACTCCTTTCAATGTAAAAATATCTTCTATCTCTCGCCCAGAGGAAAGGCTTTTATATTTAATATGCACTTGTCCTCTTTCAAGTGCTTCTAGCATAGGTTTATTCGGAAGACTCATACAACTTGTTTCCTTACGTCTATCCCCATACTTTCTATATGGGATAGTTTTCCTAGATCATAGGCACAAGAAGCAGCATAAAACCCACCAACTCCTGTGTGGTAAATATCTTCAGAAGATTTTTCATATACATAGATTGCGTAGCATTTACTGTCATACTTTTCTAGGTACATACTTCGTTTATCTTCATATTCTTTACACACCTCTGCAGGTGCATGATAGGCAGCAGACCAAACTATTTCTCCTTTTGTAAAGTCTTCTGCTATACAGTTTTCGGGCAACAAGGCCGGCAGCCTCCTATCCTCTAAAGAGGAAGGTCTTTGAGGAACTCCAACTCTATCTAAAATATTTTTTATAAATGAAGGAGACCTATATAAAATTTTAGCAATATTACTTATATTTTCTCCTGCTAAGTAATCAACTACTGCTTCTTTTATTTCAGCTGGTGTAGCGCTTTTGCCTCTATTTTGATTTTTTCTCTTCTCCGTGTATGCTTTCCGAGTCTGAAATTCTTCCAAAATCGTATTTAGGCGGCTCGTATTGTAAGTTATATTTAATATCGAGCAAGCCTCCTTCTTTGTTATAGGTTTTTGATCCGAAGAAGTCGGATTCAGCAAACCTATTACGTGTTGGATATTCTGGGAAGTCAACTTCTCGTGGTCTTTCTTTTTTAATCGAGCCATCCTCTAATTCAACCTCCAATTTAAATAATAAACAGCACATAGCATGAGCTAAGTGCGATAATTTTGTTTCTGGATCGAGTTCTTCTCCATCCATGTGTGCAAATATATGTCGAAGTGCGGCACTTGTATATCTATTTTGCAAATCTGGTACTTTTTTCCAGTTTTCGGGATCATACTTTGCAGCACCAAAAGTTAATACTTTTCCTACTTCAATTACTGCTTTTGGCGGCAGTAAGTGAAGTTTTGGTTTTTCAGAGTCATACTTTCTACCTTCACTCATGCTGGTACAAATGCTCCATCTACAAATTCTACTATCATCGGAAAAATTTCCGATAAAGCTTCTGCACACTCTACTGCTACTCTTGAGTGTTCAAGTTGAGTTCCGTTTCCACTTCTTAATTGTACGAAATGTATCCAACTCCTGATTGTTCCAGCCATATATAGCCTTGATGGTGTTATTCCTTCTGGCAATACTGCACGTGCTTGCTCTTTAGCAATACCCTGCATAATTGCCCAATCATAAGCGGTTTTTGCTGCTTCCCATACATTTCTCTGTCTTGTCAGCCATTCATTGTGTAATGGCCCAGATTCTAGTCGTATTGAATTCTGCCGATTCTTAGGATCTTGACCCCGCGCCTCCCTGAAGGCAGGAACACCTAAGTCTCCTACTTCTGCATATCGCTGACTAAACTCTTGAAATGCAAAAGACCTGTGACGTATCATTTGTCTAGCAATATCCCTTGTTGTTTCAATTTCAAGTGTTGCTGAT